ACTAGCAATATTATAAGCACAGAAATAACATCTGGAGATGGTGGGTTTGAACCTGCTTTTGTTATTATAAAAGCTGTAAATTCTGGGGATAATTGGATTATGTTAGATAATAAAAGACTTAATGGTAGTTTTCCTTATACAAATGTTTTATATCCTAATTTGACAAATTCAGAATTAGCTAATGTTGGAGGAAATGGTGAATACTCTATTAATTTTTTAACTAATGGATTTCAATTAACAGAAATAACAGCGGGATATAATCAAAGCGGAGAAAAATATGTTTACCTAGCAATAGCCGCTGACAAAGATAGTTCAGTGCCAACGCAGGCCAATAGCTTTTCACCTACTATATATACGGGTAATGGTGCAAGCTCAAGAACTATTACCACAAGTATTGATAATGATTTTGTTTGGATAAAAAAGAGAGGTCCATCTACAGGTAATCATTTACTACAGAATACAGTTCAAGGTGCAGGAACAAGTTCTGCATTGTCCTCTAACTCAACTACAGCGGCAGGTAATTTTGACCAATATGGTTACATCTCTGCATTTACAACAAATGGGGTTACAATACAAGCAGGTTCAAGTGGAAGTTATCCTAACGACAATGCAAATGAAAACAATTCTACATATGTAGCTTGGGCTTGGAAAGCAGGAGGGTTGCCTACTATAAATAGTGATGGGAACATTACAAGTATAGTAAGTGGAAATCAAGCTGCTGGGTTTAGTATTGTGAAGTTTGCAGGAGCATCAGGTGCAAATACTGTTGGACACGGACTTTCAGCAGCTCCTGAACTTGTTATTATGAAGTCTACAGATGTAGGTGGTTATTGGGGTGTATATTTAAAAGATGTAGGTGCTAATAAGTATTTAAGTTTAAATACCAATGATAGTGCTATTACAAGTACAACAGCTTGGAATAATACGCATCCAACAAGCACAGTTTTAAGTTGGCAAGGAGGTATAATTGCAGCAGGAGCAGGTTATAATAATATAGCATATTGTTTCACATCTATAACAGGTTATCAGAAGGTGGGGAGTTATACGGGAAATGGAAGTACAACAGGACCAATTGAAACTACAGGATTTGAACCAAGATATTTACTTATTAAATCAGCCGATAATTCATCAACAAATTGGATTATATTGGATAAAGCAAGGACACCAAACAATCCACTGGAAAATGATTTAAAAGCAAATTTATCTTCTGTCGAACAAACAGGCACAGGAAATAATTATCCACAAGCTACTACAAGTGCCACAGGGTTTCAAGTTAATACAACGGACGGTGCTGTGAATGGAAGTGGAACTTACATTTATTTAGCAATAGCATAATGGAATATATACAAACAAATAGCGCACTTTTAGATATTAATGTGGTATACCACATAGTAAAACCAAACAGTAATGTCAGTTAACGATATAAAAATATTGGGAATAAATAGTTTAGTCTTAGGGATTTCTATGACACATATAGATGTGATTTTAAAAATTTTATTACTTTTAGTATCAATTGGTTACACAATTCACAAATGGTACTTAATGTATGGAAAGAATAAGTGAACATATTTCTTATAAAGAAAGTATAAAGTCGAATACGGCGACAAGGTTAAATATAAACAATACACCCGATGGTTATCAAGTTTCTAATATGGTTGGTGTTGCTCATAATGTTTTCGAGCCTCTTAGAGAATATGTAGGTGGTCCTATAAAGATTACAAGTATGTTCCGCTGTGAAAAATTAAACTCTGTTTTGGGCGGAAGTTCTAGGTCGCAGCATTGCGAAGGTAGGGCGATGGACCTGGATGATACTTTTGGGCATAAAACAAATGCTGAAATGTATGAGTTTATAAAAAACAATTTAAATTTTGACCAGCTTATATGGGAGTTTGGAGATGATACAAATCCAGACTGGATTCATGTAAGTTATATCTCAGAAGACGAAAACAGAAAAAGATGTTTACGGGCGGAAAAGATTAATGGTAAAACTTCATATAGAGTTGTATGAGTAAGAATAAAAAACCATTTAAAGAAACAGGAGTAGGAAAATTTCTTATTGAAAAAGCCCCTTCAATACTTGGAATTGTAGGAGATGCTTTCTTGCCGGGAAATGTTATATCAGAGCTTATATCTGGAAACAATCAGCTTTCAGAGGCAGACAAGCAAATAGCTCTTGAGAAATTAAAACTTGAGCGTGCCGAGATAGATGGGGTAACTAGGCGTTGGGTGTCCGATTCTAGAAGCCAGTCTTGGCTTGCAAGAAATGTTCGCCCCCTTACTCTTGCTGTATTGGTTTGTTCTTATGTTGGCGGATGGTATATGGGACTGCCGACAGATGACACAGCTTCGCTCCTCACATGGGTACTTTGCGGATACTTCGGAGCTAGAACGGCAGATAAGATAGGGGTAAAATTTCCAGGTAAATAATTTATATATTTGTATTAATAAATTTAATGCAATGGATATTAGAAAGATATCAATAGGACCAGATTATAAGTCTAGTGCAATGCACTATCTAGTAGGTCAAGAAATACTAGGAGGAACACACAGTATTCATTTAATAAAACAAGACGAGCAAAAAGGCTCAATAAAAATATGGATTCAAAAAGGTGATGAAATATTTTTATGGAAAGAATTTAATTCTTCCATGCCTATAGCTGTTGAATATAACATTAGTTTTTAATGAGGTCACCTTTTTATTTTATAGTAAAACCTATAATGGGAAAAAGATACGACAACTCTAAAAACATAGGAGGGATAGATTTTATAACTAGCACTTCTGAAGAAAACCATCTAGCATCAAATAGACAGGCGGTAGTGGTTTCAACTCCACTAGGATACAAAGGAGATATAGAGCCTGGAGATATACTTTTAGTACACCACAATGTTTTTAAATTTTATAATGACATGAAGGGTCGTCAAAAAAGTGGAAAGAGTTTTTTTAAAGACGATATGTTTTTTGTAGACAGTATGCAATTTTATATGTACAACAAAAACAACAAGTGGCATTGTCATGACAAATATTGTTTTGTTAAGCCCATACCTTCTACTGAATCATATATACACAAACCTTTTGCGGAAGAACCTCTTATGGGTAAGATTAGGTATATAAATAAATATTTGTCAAGCAAAGGTTTATCTGAAGGAGACCTGGTTACTTTTCAACCAGATACTGAATATGAATTTACTGTAGAGGGAGAAAAATTATATAGAATGTTTGACCATCATATTACAATGGTGTTATGAAGCACACTATTAAATGTAGTCAGTGTGATGAAACATTTGTTGGAGGATTTGAATATAGAGCACATTGGGAAAAGTATCATTTAGAATATGCTTTAAAATTAGTAAAAGATGACAAACTCAGAAGAGCTAAAGAAAAAAATAATTGAAGCAGGCAGAAAAGCTGTAGAGCAGCTTATCAAAGTTGCCAAAGAAGATATTATCAAGCACGACCCTGAGGACGAGTTGGCGGCTGATAGATTAAAAAATGCAGCAGCCACAAAAAAACTAGCAGTATTTGATGCTTTTGATATATTGAATAAGATAGATGCTGAACAGGAAAACATAAACATATCTAACAGCACTGATTCTAAGGTAGAAACAAAACAAGGATTTGCAGAAAGAAGGTCAAGATAGTATATATAGGGTATTAAAAGAATACATACCTAAGGGAGTTTTATCTAATAAAAATAGAGCTAAAACTTGGGAGTATGGTTATAATGAAAAATATGACTTTATATGTATATCTAAAAACGGAAAGGTAGGGGAAGTGGTAGAAATATCAGGACTAAAGATAGGCCTTCCGTTAGCTCCTAAAAAAACTTTTACTCGTTCTGCCACTAAATCTGAGCAGTATTGGGAACGTCAAGAATTATCAAAAGAGCTTTTTAAAATACAATCTATATTTCAGTGGAATGAAATGCCTTCGTTATTTAAGTCTAAATGGGTGGATTACATAGAGACAGAGTTTGATAGAAGAGAAGAAGGACATTGGTTTATGAACAATGGAATACCCACTTATATTACAGGAGCTCACTATATGTATTTACAGTGGTCTACAATTGATGTAGGATATCCTGATTATAGAGAAGCTAATAGAATTTTTTATATTTTTTGGGAAGCTTGTAGAGCAGACAAAAGAAGTTTTGGAATGGTTTATCTAAAAATTAGACGCTCTGGGTTTTCTTTTATGGGCTCTTCAGAGTGTGTAAACACGGGAACACTTGCAAAAGACTCAAGGGTAGGGATATTATCTAAAACAGGGTCAGATTCAAAAAAAATGTTTACCGATAAGGTAGTGCCTATATCTAATAGGCTGCCCTTCTTTTTTAAACCTATTCAAGATGGTATGGACAAACCTAAGACTGAGCTTGCATTTAGAATACCAGCCTCTAAGATTACTAAAAAAAATATGTATGAAGTGGTGGATGATGAGCTAACGGGTTTAGACACTACTATTGATTGGAAAAATACAGATGACAACTCTTATGATGGGGAAAAACTATTACTTCTTGTTCATGATGAAAGCGGTAAGTGGATAAAACCAAATAACATTCTCAACAACTGGAGGGTTACTAAGACTTGTTTGAGATTAGGTAGTAAAATTATTGGTAAGTGTTTAATGGGCTCTACTTCTAATGCCTTAGACAAAGGTGGTAATAATTTTAAAAAGCTTTATGAAGATTCTGATGTTAGTAAAAGAAACGCTAACGGTCAAACCAAAAGTGGTATGTACTCTTTGTTTATTCCTATGGAGATGAATATGGAAGGATTTATAGATGTATACGGACAACCAGTTCTTAGAGCACCTAAAGAAAAACGTAAAGGTGTTGACGGTGAGTGGATTACAAATGGGGCTATAAATTATTGGGAGGCGGAAGTAGACTCTTTAAAGCACGATGCCGATGCTCTTAATGAGTTTTATCGTCAGTTTCCTAGAACAGAATCTCATGCCTTTAGAGATGAAAGTAAATCATCGCTTTTTAATCTTACTAAGATATACCAGCAGATAGATTACAATGACTCGCTTATTATGCAGCACCATCTAACACGAGGCAAGTTTTATTGGGAGAATGGTATAAAAGATACCAAAGTAATTTTTACCCCTGATAAAAAAGGAAGGTTTTTAATAGGATGGTTTCCTTCAAAAAACTTACAGAATAGAGTAATAAAAAGAAATGGGTTAAATTATCCAGGGAACGAGCATATAGGTGCGTTTGGTTGTGACTCATATGACATATCAGGAACTGTAGGCGGCGGAGGTTCTAATGGAGCTCTACATGGAATGACAACATTTAGTATGGAAGAAGCTCCAGCAAATGAATTTTTTTTACAGTATGTAGCGAGACCACAAACAGCTGAAATATTTTTTGAAGAGGTACTTATGGCTTGTGTATTTTATGGTATGCCTATACTTGTAGAAAACAATAAACCTAGATTGTTATATCATTTTAAAAATAGAGGATATAGACCTTTTTCTATAAACAGACCAGATAAACATAAGTCAAAACTCTCTAAAAGTGAAAAAGAGCTGGGTGGTATTCCTAACAGTTCTGAAGATGTAAAACAGTCACACGCTGCTGCAATAGAATCATACATAGAAAAAAATGTAGGATTAGATTTAGAAGGAACATTTAGAGAACAAAACGAGATGGGCAATATGCTCTTTACCAGAACATTAGAAGACTGGGCTAAGTTTGATATAAACAACAGAACTAGGTTTGATGCCAGTATTAGTTCTGGATTAGCAATCATGGCAACACAAAAGCATATGTACCAAGTAGAGAAAAAACAATCAAAAATAAACCTTAACTTTGCAAGGTATACAAATAAGGGAACTTTAAGTGAATTAATTAGATAGATGAAGGATGTTACAATAGACATTGCATCTACAGGCTTTCCAAGTCAATTTGTTTCAGATGCTGAAAAAGCAACTGACGAATTTGGTTTACAGATAGGACAGGCTATTCAGTACGAATGGTTTAAAAAAGATGGAAACCAATGTAGATATTATAATCAATGGCGGGACTTTCACAGACTGCGATTATATGCTAGAGGCGAGCAGTCCGTAGCCAAATACAAAAACGAATTAGCAATTGATGGAGACCTGTCTTATCTAAATTTAGATTGGACACCCGTTCCTATACTTCCAAAGTTTGTTGACATAGTAGTCAACGGAATGCAGGATAGAGAGTTTAAAGTTAAGGCTTTTGCTCAAGATGCATTATCACAAGCTAAGAGAAGCAAGTATCAAGATATGATTGAAGGCCAGATGGCTGCTAAAGATATATTGACTACTATTCAAGAGCAAACAGGGGTAGACCCATTTATAATGGACCCTGATGAATTACCATCTAGTGATGAAGAGCTTTCATTATATATGAACCTTAATTACAAGCCTGCAATAGAAATTGCAGAAGAGGAAGCTATAGATACAATGTTTTCAGAAAATCATTATAATGATATTCGTAAGCAGATAGACTATGACTCTACTGTTATAGGAATGTCTGTAGCAAAACATGAGTTTCTTCCTGGAGCTGGAGTTCAGATATCTTATGTAGACCCAGCTAATGTTGTGTACAGCTATACTGAAGACCCACACTTTAAAGATTGTTTTTATTGGGGTGAAATTAAAACACTTCCTATAGGTGAACTATTAAAGATAGACCCTAGTCTTACTCGTGAAGACTTAGAAGAAATATCTAAATATAGCCAGAGCTGGTATGACTATTATAATGTAGCTCAGTTTTATGAAAATGATATTTTTTATAGAGACACTTGTACCCTTATGTATTTTAATTATAAAACCACCAAGAAGATGGTTTATAAAAAAAGAATACTTGAAGGCGGTGGTTCTAAGATGATAGAAAAAGATGACACTTTTAATCCTCCACAAGAAATGATGGAAGATGGAAAGTTTGAAAAAATAGAAAAGACTATTGATGTATGGTATGATGGTGTAATGGTTATGGGTACTAATATTATTCTCAAGTGGGAGCTTGCTAAGAATATGGTTAGGCCTAAATCATCATCACAACACGCTTTACCAAATTATGTTGCCGTAGCACCAAGAATGTATAAAGGAGTTATTGAGTCTTTAGTAAGACGAATGATTCCTTTTGCTGATTTAATACAGGTGACTCATTTAAAACTACAGCAGGTTATAGCTAGAACTGTACCTGATGGGGTTTATATAGATGCAGATGGCATTAATGAGGTAGACTTAGGCACAGGTGCGGCATACGACCCTTCTGATGCATTGAGATTGTATTTCCAAACAGGTAGTGTGGTCGGTAGAAGTTATACTCAAGAAGGAGAGTATAACCAAGGTAAAATACCTATACAGCAGCTTACAAGCAATTCAGGCGCTTCTAAGACACAAATGCTCATAGCTAACTACAACCACTACTTAGACATGATTCGTGGTGTAACAGGCTTAAATGAAGCGAGAGACGGTTCTACGCCTTCCCCTGAAGCTTTAGTAGGTGTTCAAAAGCTAGCAGCACTTAACTCAAATACTGCAACTAGACATATATTAGATGGAAGTCTTTATATATATCGTTCCTTAGCAGAAGCTTTAACATATAGAGTAGCTGACATTTTAGAGTATTCAGATTTTAAAGAAGACTTTATAAATAAAATTGGGAAGTATAATGTAAGTATACTAGGTGAAATATCTGATTTATATATCTATGACTTTGGTGTATTTATAGAGCTTTCTCCAGACGAAGAGCAGAAAGCTATGCTTGAGCAGAACATACAAATGGCTTTATCTAAACAAGATATTAATCTTGAAGATGCTATTGATATTCGTGAAATTAAAAACCTGAAGTTGGCAAATCAACTATTAAAAGTTAAGAGGCTTGCTAAACAAGAAAGAGATGAGAAGATGGCTATGCAAAAACAAGCTATGACCGCTCAACAACAACTCAAGTCTCAAGAAATGGCTTCTCAAGTGGCTATGCAAAAGATAGAGTTAGAGACTCAATCTAAAATGAAAGTTAAGCAAGCTGAAATAGCTTTTGAAATAGAAAAACAAAAAGCAGAAGCGCAGCTTAAATCACAGTTAATGCAGCAAGAGTTTGATTACAATATTCAATTAAGAAATGTAAGCGAACAAGCGTTAGCTTTTAGAGAGGGTGAAAGAGAACAAGCCAAGAGTGATAGAATTAGTCAACAAAATACTGAGCAGTCTAAATTAATTACACAACGTAAGAATAATTTACCTCCTCAGAACTTTGAGTCTAATGAAGATAGTCTTGATGGCTTTGATTTATCAGAGTTTTCACCTCGATAATGAGCGTTAATATTTTAACTAAATTTGTAACTTAAATTAAATTAAATGGAATTAAAAGTAAGAGCGGTAGAAACCGTTGAAGAAAAATCAGTACAAGAAGTTGAACAAGAGCTTCTTGATAAACACGAGGAAAAGTTTAGTGACTCTGATGAGACCACAGAAGAAACTCCTCAAATAAAAATGGACTTTGCTGAAGGTAAGAGTGAACAAACTACTACTGAAGCAAAAGAAACTTCTGAAGAAAAACCCGAGCCAGTTCAAGAACCGGCTGAATTATCAGAAGAAGACGTTCTTTCATATATTGGAAAAAGATACGGTAAGGAAATTAATTCATTAGATGAATTAAACGCAGCAAGAGAAGAGGCTGAAGAGCTTCCAGAAGATGTTGCAGCTTACTTTAAGTATAAAAAAGAAACAGGAAGAGGTATTGAAGACTATGTAAGATTACAAAAAGACTTTAGTGCTATGAATCCTGATACTTTGCTAAGAGAGTATTTGACAATTACAGAAGGCGAAGGTTTAGACCCAGAAGATATAGATTCTCTAATGGAGGATTTTTCTTATGATGAAGAACTAGATGACGAATCTGTAGTTAAAAAAACTAAACTAGCAAAAAAGAAAACTATTGCCAAAGCAAAGAAGTTTTTTAATGAGCAAAAAGAATTATACAAGCAGCCCCTTGAGTCGAGACCGGCTGCTGATTCTCAGAGCAACAATGAAGAGCTTCAAGAGTATAGGCAATATTTAGAATCTGTTAAAACTCAACAACAGGAAAGTGAGGTTAAACGTAATTGGTTTTTAAAAGAATCCGATAAAGTTTTTACTGAAGATTTCAAAGGTTTTGATTTCGTGCTTGACGACAAAACAGTAACCTTCTCTCCCGGTGATGCGCAGACAATTAAGAAAAATCAAGAGACTCCAATGAATTTTATAAACAAGTACTTGGATGATAAAGGTTTGATTAAGGATGCTGCTGGTTACCATCGAGCTTTATCAATTGCAATGAATCCTGACAAATTTGCCCAGTTCTTTTATGAACAAGGCAAGTCTGAAGCTACGGAAGATGTAATACGCAAAACTAAGAATATAAATATGACTGAGCGTAAGACACCTGAAATAACTAATAAGGGAGGATTTCAAGTTAAGTCAGTTAACCCTGATTCGGGACGAGGCTTAAAAATAAGAAGTATTAAACGAAAATAAATTTTAAAAATTAATTATTATGGCAGGAGCAGTTCAAGCAACCCCTGGGTTTGCTTTACAACCGAGTGCAGAACAAGTGCCTTTGGCAACTAACTACATTACAAACTTTGATTTCTTAAATCAGTATTTACCTGATACTTATGAAAAAGAGTTTGAGCGATATGGAAATCGTACAATCGCATCTTTCTTACGTTTAGTAGGAGCAGAGATGCCATCTAATTCTGACCTTATCAAATGGGCAGAGCAAGGAAGATTACACACTAAGTATATTAACTGTGCTTCAGGAGCAAATGCTGCTGCTGATACAGCTACTATTACTGTAAGTGATGCATTAGTACCTGGTACTGGTAGCATTGCAATTAGAGTAGGACAGACTGTTGTTATCTCTGATAATGCAGGAAGTGGAATGAACAAAGGTATTGTTACAGCCGTGAATACGGGTGCAGCAACTTTTGACGTAGCTTATTATGAAGCAGCTGGACAAGTTGGTGGTACTGGACTGACAAGAACAGTATTCATCTATGGTTCTGAATTTAAAAAAGGAACTAATGGAATGGTAGGCTCATTAGAAGCTGATGACGTTATTTTCGATAACTCTCCAATTATCATCAAAGACAAATACGCTGTAAGCGGGTCTGACATGGCGCAAATTGGGTGGATAGAAGTAACTACTGAGAACGGAGCATCTGGATACCTATGGTATCTTAAATCAGAGCACGAAACTCGTCTACGTTTTGACGACTATTTAGAAACAGCAATGATTGAAGCTGTGCCAGCAGAAGCTGCATCAGGAGCAATCGCAGCTACAGGTGATGTAGGGAACAAAGGTTCTGAAGGTATCTTCTATGTAGTTGAAAATCGTGGAAATGTGTGGGGCGGTGGAAACCCAGCTGCACTAGCTGATTTTGACGCAGTTATTTCAAGACTTGACAAGCAAGGTTCTATTGAAGAAAATGTAATTTTTGTTGATAGAGAATTTAGCTTTGATATTGATGATATGTTAGCAGCTCAAAATTCTTATGGAGCGGGCGGAACATCTTATGGATTATTTGACAACGACAAAGATATGGCGTTGAACTTAGGATTCACAGGATTCCGTAGAGGTTATGACTTTTATAAGTCTGACTGGAAATACTTAAATGACCCGACTATGCGAGGTGGTCTTCCTACTGGAGCTAACTCAGGCCGTGTAAACGGACTATTAGTGCCAGCTGGTTCAACTACAGTATACGACCAGATTTTAGGTAAGAATGCGAAGAGACCATTCCTTCATGTTCGATACAGAGCTTCTGAAACTGAAGACAGACGTTACAAAACTTGGATTACAGGTTCTGCTGGCGGTGCTGCAACTTCAAGCTTAGATGCTATGGAAGTTCACTTTTTGTCTGAGAGAGCTGTATGTACTTTAGGTGCAAACAACTTCTTCTTATTCCAAGAGTAATATTTTACCAAGGGAGGTTTAACCGCCTCCCTTTTTTTTAAAATCAAATTAAATTTATATATAATGAAAAAAAATGCATTAGTAGACAAGGTCTACAAACTTACTAGAGATAGAGCCCCTATATCTTTTTTATTACCTTCTGGAGGCTCAAGAAGACAACCCTTATTACATTTTGACGAAGACAAAGGAATCAACCGAGTCTTGAGATATTCTCCTAACCAAAAGTCTTGTTTTGAAGATGAGCAAGATGGCCAAGTAGTTAGAGAGCCTATTGATTTTGTTGACGGTTTTTTAAGAGTTCCAAAAAATAATCCTGTATTGCAAGAATTTTTATACTATCATCCATTAAACGGTAAAAAGTTTGTTGAGGTGAATGAAGAAAAAGATGCGGCAGCAGAAATTGAACAGTTAAATATAGAGGCAGACGCACTTATTGAGGCTAGAAAACTTTCTGTAGACCAAGTAGAAACAATATCTAGGGTTTTACTAGGCAAAAATACAGAACAAATGAGCACAGCAGAGCTTCGTAGAGATATATTAATTTTTGTTAAGCGTGACCCAAATATGTTTTTAAAAATGATTAATGACCCTATGTTAAAGCTACAGTCTAATGTACAGTTGTTTTTTGATAAAGGATTATTGTCATTTAGAAATAAACAAAAAGAAGTATGGTTTAACACATCGACTAACAAAAAGAAAATGTTGACTATACCTTTTGGAGAAGACCCAATGTATATTGTATCTTCATATTTACAGAGCGATGATGGCATAGAGTCTTTGAAGATGTTAGAAAAATTGTTAGAAGATTAGCAATTGTAGAGAGAGGTCAAAAATAATTGACCTCTTTTTTTTTGCTTATCTTTGTAAAAAAGAAAGCGATGATAAACGCTGTTAGAAATACAGTTCTTGCTATACTTAACAAGAATAATTATGGCTACATATCTCCATCAGATTTTAATCTATTTGCCAAGCAAGCGCAGCTAGATATTTTTGATGAATATTTTATAGCATACAATAGTCAGGTCAACAAAGAAAATGGTAGGGTATCCGGAACAGGATATGCAGATATTAAAAAAGGATACGAAGAAGTTATAGACACCTTTTCTGTTACGGCTAGTTTATCTAATAATTTATTAAATCAATATAGCGTTCCTACTCCAGCTTCAACTGGGTCAGATTATTATTTGCTAAATAAAATTTTAATTTATAGCGCAGTCACTTCTTCTGGAAGCACAACCGCTACAGGAGGCGGCAATACCAATCTTATAGATGCTACTGCTACATTTCAAACCGATGGCGTAGCAGCAGGAGATGTTGTGTCGGTAATATTAGCTAATTCAGTAGTAACGAATTTAAGTGTTGTATCAGTAACTGACCAAACTACACTTGTTGTAAATGTAGCTTCGCTAACTACTACTAACCTACTATATGCAGTTTATAAAAAAGTAAATTTAAAAAATGAAGCAGAGCAAGTAAACCACAGTAAAATTACTATGCTTAATAAATCTATGCTTACTGCTCCAAATATTACTTTTCCTGCGTATACACAAGAAGGAGAGGTCTTAACATTACATCCTGATACTGTAACTACAATTGGAAGGGTGGTATGTCAATATATAAGATACCCAAAAGACCCTAAGTGGACGTATGTATCATTAACAGGAGGAGAGCCTATTTTTGACCAGTCTCAATCAGACTATCAAGACTTTGAACTTCCTCCAGATGATGTGAATAATTTAGTTGCTAGAATACTGCAATACGCTGGAATGTCTATACGAGAAATAGCTACAGTACAATTTGGACAAGCAATAGAACAACAAGAAAACCAAGAACAATAGGATGGCATATTTATCACAATATCAATATTACGAAAACGCAGGCACTGCACCTACTAATAAAAATTGGGGGTCTTATCAATATGTAGGCTTAGAAGATATAGTTAATAATTTTGAATTAATGTATTCTGGAAATCATTCTTTAGTTAATAATGAAGAAAGATTTAAAATATTGTTTCATGCAAAGCGTGGCATTCAAGAACTAAATTACGATGCGTTTATGGAGATAAAAGCTTTAGAGTTAAAAGTTTATGACAATTTAACTTTTGTGCTACCTAGCGACTATGTAAACTGGATTCGTATTTCACTATACAAGGATGGGTGGCTTAGACCTTTAAATGAGAACATTCAAGTTAATTCTGCTCAGTCTTATTTACAAGGAGCTGGAGGTACGTTAACATTTAATTCTGATGGCACGGTAATAACTGATGAATCTACTTTAGATACAGAAAGAAAAAATGGTCAACAAAACAGTATTTATCTTAATCAAGAAAATGCAGCCGACCAAGTAGCATTAGATTCAGAATCTAACTGGTATGCAGATTATACCATTGGAGCTCGTTATGGTTTAAATACAGAAACGGCAAACTTTAACCCTACATTTAGAATAGATAAAAAAGCAGGGGTTATTAATTTTGATTCCACTATGCTTAATGAAAACTGTGTATTAGAATATATCTCGGACGGAATGGAAGGTGGAGATGATTCTCAAGTATCGGTTAACAAACTTTTTGAAGATTATGTTTATGCTTATATTGAGTATGCAATTTTAAATAGCAAGTTCAATGTTCAAGAATACATTATTAATAGAGCTAGAAAAAGAAAAACAGCTTTACTTAGAAACGCAAAAATTAGATTAAGCAATATTCATCCAGGTAGATTATTAATGAATTTACGAGGAGAGAATAAGTGGATTAAATAAGATGGCAAACATTCAAAGAAATTTTAT